ATTAATCCTGTCCGCATCAATAAGATTGGCAAGTTCAGTCTGACTCATACCTTTTTCAGCTAACAAAGTTTTTAGGCTATTTTTCTTTACCACTACATTTTATCCTTTCATTACTAATTAGTCGTTTGATAACACCTTGTAGCCAATAAGTACAACTTTATTATTAATTATATCAACATTTTTTATTAAGGTTCAATAAACTGAGCAATAGAGCTAAATATTTAATGGTGACTTATGTTGCCAAATCGTGCTAATGATTCGTACAAAGTAGCCACATTGGTTACAAGAGTACAAATTGTTAAGAAACGGAAAGAGAATCTAATGCTTTTAAAGGAATACAAAGAAAAAAATAACCTGACATTAAATGATATGGCAATCAAATTTGGTGTTACAGGTCAAAATCCAAGACAAACCATAAGACGATGGGTAGAGGGATTAAGAGTCCCCAGAGTGCATTACTCAGCAAAAATAGAGGAACGCACACAAGGTCAGGTAAAATTTATGGATTTGGTAAATGGATATAAAAAAAGACAGAGTTCTTAATATAGGGTCTCGTACTATCAGCTTAGTTTTTGAAAGACCTGATTTTCCGAAAGACCACTTGTGCGATTGCTATGGAATGTTTGACACTAGGGCTTCTAAGATAAGCCTTAACGATACATTGTGTATAGACGAACAAATCTGCCAAACCCTGTTGCATGAAGTTTGTCATGTTTTAGTCGATGAGGCTAAATTAAATACAGGCTCACAATTATTATCTCAAGACAGCGATGAAGAGTTGATGGTTTCTCATATGGAAACTGGTCTCTATTCATTTTTTAAAAACAACCCGATGGAAATTGCAACAATATTTTCAGATATTTTGAAAAACAATCCTCTGGTTATTAAAGCGATTGGTAAAATTAAAGATGAGTAAATTTAAAGAAGATTTAGAAATTGGTGGAGAGTTTGAAAGTAGACTCTGTACCCTATTACAAAAACGCTACCCAACCGCTACACGCATTGGCTCAAGTTTTGCGGACTTTGATATTTTTATTGCTGAGACTGGCAAGAAAATAGAATGTAAGTATGACAAGAGAGCTTCCGAAACAGGCAATATTTTTATTGAGTTAATGAGTAACGACAACAGCTCTGGAATCTTTAAATCTAAAGCTGACTATTACTATATTGATACTGGTCGTAAATTATATTGTGTACCTTTAATTAAATTATTTGAGTGCATCATCTTGAAAAACATTAAGCCTTCGACTCACGCTGTTGATAATGGAAATTTCGAAATGGAAATGACAGGTTGTATCGTACCGATTAAAACCCTTGAACCTTTCTGTATACAGATTCAAGAAACTCTAATGAAGATGAATTGATGGGTAAAGTTTTTGATATACATTCAGGTGCAGAAACTTATTCGTGGAATCCGTTACCCAATAAACAGTACGAGGTCATTCTTGCAGACCCTAATTGGAATTTTAAAACATTCAGCGATGAGGGCAAAGGTCGGAGTGCTGACAGACATTACCACACCGCCACCATTGATGAGATTGCAGAAATACCTATTGAAAATATATCAGCCGATAACTGCGCTTTATTCATGTGGGTTACTGACCCAGTGTTAAAGAGTGCTATTGCACTTGGTGAATATTGGGGCTACACCTACAAGACAGTCGCATTTACATGGGTCAAGCAAAACAAGGTTGCCGATAGTTTCTTCATGGGCATGGGCTACTACACCCGTAGTAATCCAGAGATGTGCCTTTTGTTTACTAAAGGCAAACCATTAAAAAGATTAGACAAAGGTATCAGACAATTAATTGTTGAACCAGTAAGAGAACATTCCAGAAAACCAGATTGTGTCAAAGACCGCATTGTAAAATTGTTTGGAGATGTTCCAAAGATAGAATTATTTGCTAGAGAAATTTATGATGCAAAAAATTGGGATTATTGGGGCAACGAAATTACAAAGTTTAATGATGATGAGATAGATGACTCAGATGAATAATATTTTATTAATCTTAATTCTTGCCTTGCAACTAACCATAATACTTATCTTTCACAAAGAGGTGCTGAACGATTGGTGTTCCAGTGAGATAGATATTTTGCGAACTCAAATGCACGACATATGGATTGACTTAGGACTTGATGATGAGTGATAACGAAAAATTAACTAAAGGTAGTATTGGTGAACATCATGCAAAGTTTCAACTATTAAAATTAGGTTATAATGTTTATGAAAATTGTGAGGCTAATGGGCAGGTTGATTTAAAAATTGAAAGCAGAGTAAACAGAGAAACTATAAACGTAGATGTTAAAACAGCTAAAGGAAAACTTAGACCTAATCAAAAAGATTACCCAGAAAAATATAAAATATATCAGTTAAGAATTGATGATGATGGGCAGATGTGGATTCCTTGTGTTTGGGGTAAAATGTTTAAAAATAATTTAGTAGTTGGTGCAGACTATTATGAGAAAAAAGGTAGGTTTCAACTTTGCATGGATTACTTAAATATGCCTACTGCTAATAAGGATTCAGAATGAGCGGTGATGATTTCGAAGATAAGTATTTATTACCTCAAAGCAGGTTTACCAGAGTATCTCATAGCTATTTAAAGTTGGGTATGAGTTGCCAAGCAAAGGTGCTGTTCCTATTACTCTTACAGTTCTACCAATTCAACAAAGATGGAATTCACCCTAGTCAAACCTATCTGGCTAAGAACATGAATCTAAAGAGTCGCAAGTCGGTAAGCAAGTACGCTAGAGAGCTACAAGCACTTGGATTATTAGAATGGGAACAAGAGATTAAAAAGTCTGGAACTGCTAATAGATACTATCTTGATTTTATGAGCAAACATGCATTGAGAAAGAAACGATTAGATGTAGCCAGTAAGCAGAAGAAAAAAGCGGTAGTAGTATCACTTGCCTTAGTCCGAAAGGATATGAAAGCATAAGAGGGCATGGGTATCACAGTACCCCACCCCTGTATACCACAGTACCCACTAAGTATACTTATTAACTATACTAAAAAGAGAGAGGATTAAAAATGGATTTGCATCGACTATTTATAAGTTCACAAACGAAGGTAAAGAAGAACCAAAAGGATATCATAAAGCGTTGTATCAGCAACACTGCTAAGTTTAGCAGTGAACGCTATACAAGTTTTTTAGCTAAGAAAAAGAAAGCACAGCTTTATAACGCTATGATTATCAGAGCAAGTGAAACAATTAACCAAGAGGAAAGAGCAAGAGTGATAAATGAATACATCATTGAAAAGAGCAAGGTATAAACTAATGACTGTAACTATTACAGATATAGTAGATTTGTTTGAACAGTTTTGGTTTGTAGATAGGCACTTACCTTCGGTAAGACCTAGAGAGTTAAAGTTAGGGACAATGAAGTGGGACTACAAAACAGAGTTCAGCGACATGGTTCATACTAAAGGGTGGAAGGAAAGACCAAAGACTAGATTATCGCTTTTAAGGCACAATTACGATGACTACAACACCTGCACTGAACTTGGTCTAACACTGCCATTAGAAGACAGAAAACTACTCTATATGAGACCGAACTGTAGTTATAGAAAATTAGCTAAAATGTACTCATGCTCTCATGAAAGTATCAGGAATAGATACTTAGGCATCATCATCGACCTAGTAAATAAAATTAATACATCTAGTGCCTCTACAATAAAAGAATACTGTATGTTGACAAACTTGACTAAATAGTCATTATGAGAACTATAATTATCGATAGGGTACATTCAAACACCCATTAATCTAATTAAATCAATCAGAAAGAGCAATATGATAGACCGAATCAAATGGTTATTATTAGACTTTAATGAGTCTTTAACACCAAAGAAAAGAGCTATAGGCATTGTTATAATCGTTATACTGGCTTATATAATCATCACTTGAAGAGTTATGGCTAAGTATTCAAAGACTCTCATAGATGAAGTTATTACCAGTGTTATGAATGGTATCACTATTAAATCAGCCTTACTTAAATTAGAGAAACCCGTATCATTCCAGACATGGAGTAACTGGTTAGCGAAAGATGCAGAACTATTAAACAGATACCACCAAGCAAAGGTATCAGCTTTAGACTACCAATTAGCAGAGATTAACGAAGAGCTTGATGATTGTGTAGTACAAGCAAGAGACCCAAAGGCTGTAAGTATAAGCAGGGTTAATATATTGAAGGTGAAATCACAGCAAATACAGTGGCAACTAAGTAAATTACTACCTAAACAGTTCGGAAGTAGTCAACAAATACAGCTAAGTAATGCTAAAGATGAAGCGTTTACAATCTCTTGGAAAGATTAAGCGCTAATGATTACAGTTAGTTAGAGTTATAATCACCTGAAATCCAAACACTTAACTTGACCAAGCTATACGGAAGAATCTATATATGGTATGTCTCGGCTTGATACATACTACATCTAGTGTATCCATATATAAATATATAATTGCCCCAGAAAAAGAGGGTCACCCTTAAACTAATACACTAGCAGTCTGGTGAATACGAGAGCTAACATACTGATATCATTGGTACTTAATAATGTTCTTACATTGAGTGTGCATGATTTAATGCTTTCTGGAATGAGAATAAGTCGCAGGTGGGGTTTTATTTGATGCTACACCCCAAATATATATGTTCACTCGTAAGATTGTAATGGGGTGGTTAAGGTATACAGAGGAAGGACACTTACATGGGTACTAAATACGAATTTAAGATATATGAAGACGAAGATGACGATATAGTCATATTAACAGTCAAAGGCTTTAAAAATGGCACTGAACGAGCCGAATTTGCAGATGATTTGCACTACACTTTAAGTGAAAAAAACTTAGAACTTTTCAGCCTAAAAGAAGGCTCTTATGAGAAATTGTTTGCCAGTAATGAAATTGACCCAACTAAGAAAATATTACATTAAAAATTTTATTTTTTTTGTACCCTATTATGCCGAATATTATTTTAGACTATACACCAAGACCATATCAACGACAGCTTCACGATATCATCGACAAACATAGATTTGTGGTTGCGGTATGCCATCGTAGATTCGGCAAGTCATATGCTATTACTCAGCACTTTATAAGAGAGGCTTTAAAGACTAAGAAGAAGAATTGGCGTGGTTATATTGTTTGTCCTACTATTGGTATGGCAAAAGCTATTCATTTTGATTATTGGCAAATGATGGCGAAACAAATACCCAATGTTAAATTTAATCAGTCAGAGTTGTCTTGCACATTCCCTAACGGGAGTCGAATGCAGTTAGTTGGTTCTAATGATGGTGGTGAAAGACTTCGAGGTAGATTCATTGACCTGATTGCTCTTGATGAATACCAGATGATGAATGAGGAATTGTTTTCACAAATTGTTAGACCTGCAATGGTGGACAGGAATGGTATGGAAGGTGAAGCCACTAAATGTATTTTTATTGGAACACCGAAGCTACAAAATATTTTATACAAGATGTATAACTATGCGAAGTCAGAAGAGAGTGGTGAGGACTGGATAAGTTTCTTAATGCCAGTTTCTTTAACTAAAGTTGTACCAGAAGAAGAGCTAGTCCAAGCCAAGAACACTATGGGAGAGGATAGCTATAATAGTGAATTTGAGGTTTCCTTTGAAGCCAATATCACAGGCTCATATCTAGGCGCATATGTACAAAAGGCTTATGATGAAGGTCGGATATGCAAGGTTGAAGAAAATTTAGAATTAGAAACCGAAGTTTACGTTGATTTAGGTATTAATGATGCTACTGCACTCTGGTTTGTGCAACGTCATAAACATGAATACAGATTTTTAGAATATTGTGAGTATACAGGCGAAGGTCTAGCATACTTGGCGAAGTTATTAGAAGAAAAAGGGTATAATTATTCAAGGATTATTGTACCTCACGATGTGCGAGTACGAGATTTAAGTGTTGGCGTGTCAAGATTTCAAATTTTACAAGAGTTAGGTGTAACTAATTTAGAAATTGCACCGAAACTACCTGTTGCCGATGGTATTGCAACAGTGCGACACAATTTTGATAGTTTTTGGTTTGATGAAGGCAAGTGTGCCGAAGGTATCAACCACTTAAAGTCATATAGTAAGGTATATGACAGCCGACATAGAATTTTTAGAGATAGACCTGCTCATAATGAACATTCGCATTGCGCAGATGCATTACGCTATGGCATGGCACTCTTAGGAACAGCAACACGAGGCGATTGGAACACGCCATTAAAAGT